AAACAGTGATATAAAAGATGTTACAGAAGATAGTTTAAACAGTGATATAAAAGATGTTACAGAAGATAGTTTAAACAGTGATATAAAAGATGTTACAGAAGATAGTTTAAACAGTGATATAAAGGATGTTACAGAGGATAGTTTAAACAGTGATATAAAGGATGTTATGAAGGATAGTTTAAACAGTGATATAAAGGATGTTACAGAAGATAGTTTAAACAGTGATATAAAAGATGTTAATGTAAAATATCATTCAACAAGTTTAATGAAAATGAAATTATTAAATTTACAAGAAATCGCCAATAAATATAATATTAATATAAAAAAAAATAAAAAAAATAAAAAAGGTTTTAAAAATAAAACTAAATCAGAATTAGTTTTAGAAATTAAGAATTATTTGTCTTAAATTTATAAAATTGATTTTATATATATATATGATATATATAATAATATGGATTTAAATAATTCTTTGAAAGAGCGGATTCAATATATAACATCCGAATTCAATGAAAATTTTGATGAAGATTATGAATTAGAAGTACGATTTGGATTTTTTAAAAAAAATCATTTTTATCCAAATATTAACAGACATGCTTTTGCAACAATTTATGAAAATAATAATAAAAAAAAAGATTTTAGTTTCATAATAGATACAATATACAAAAATTTTGATGGATTATTAGATAATAATAATAATCAGATTATGAAAAGAACAATTTATAGTGGAATTAATATAAAAAAAATATTAGGAAATATTTATGAAAATATTAACACATTAAATAAGGAAGAATTATATGAAATTGGAAATAAAGTAAATAAGAAACAAATAAAAACATCATCAAATAATATTTTTTTATCAAAAAACAAGAAAACAACTAATGATTTAGCTAATCATATTCGTTTAACATTTGCTACAGAAAAACAGCATTCATTAAAGAATTTAATGGATAATTATGTTAAATCTGTTTCAAATAATAATAAAGGATTAGTTCTATTTGCTGAAAGTTTAAATAATATAGAAATTCAACGAATTAAATTTAGATGTTCTTGGATAGAGTATGACATATGGAGGATAGATAGTACAATAACAATTACAGTTGATCATAGTAATGATTTAAGTTTATCATTAACATTTGAATTTGAGATTGAATTTGATTTGGATTCTTATACAAAAATGAAAAACAAACCAACAAATGAGGAAATTATATCGGGAATTAATAAATTAATTATACAATATAAAACAAATATTGACTGTAATAGTAATATTTCTTTGGATGATTTATTAGAAACTGATATTTCAAATCAACCAGTAACATTAGAACGAGAAAAACTAAATTTTTTAAAAAATTCTCCTTATACGGTAACAGATAAAGCTGATGGTACAAGAAAATATTTATATATAAATAATAACGGTATAATATATTTTATACATCCAAAAACATTTGAGAAAGAAAAAATTTATGAAGATGATACATTAGAAATAAAGAATTCTGTAATTGATGGTGAATATTTAGAAAATCAAAAATTATTTTTAGGTTTTGATGCTTTATTTTTAAATGGTAAAGATTGTCGGGATAAAAATTTACCAAATAGATTGAAATGTGTTGAACAAGTGATATTAGGATTAAAAAAAACATTATCAAAAATAATGGAATTACGATTAAAGAAATTTTATTACAAAAATATTTTTAAGGAATCAAAACGTATATGGGATAATCGTGATAAATTATTTGAATATAATTTAGATGGTTTAATATTTACACCAGTAAATTCAGCATATATTAGCAGCATTCCGATTTTGAAATGGAAAGAGCGACATTCAATTGATGTTAGAGTTTTTTATAATAGTAGAAATGGATTTACAGAATTTCATGCAAAAGGATTTCCTCAAAAAAAAAATATAAATGGTAATATTAAAATTATGAATGCTTGGAAACGATATCATGGCGAAGACCTTTATAAACATTGGATTAAGGTAAATGAAATATCTTATAAAGATATTAATTTGGTTAATGACAATGGTTTATTAGGAATTTATGGACGAATTCGGGGAATTCAGAATATGGAAGATATTGTAGAATTTGAATATGATTATGATGAAAAAGAATGGATTTTTTTAAGAATTCGAGATGATAAAGACAAAGCTAATGCTCGTTTAACAATTTTAAGTGTTTTAAAGGCAGTTGAGGAAAATATAACAATAAATGAAATTACAGAATTAGTTTATGAAGAATCAGTATATGAAAACATTTGTAAAAATAATTGTAAAAATGTTGATATAATTGGATTACAATATGATTCTGTTAGTAATAAAGGTTCAACGGATAAAAGAATGAATTGGAGATTTTTTCAAAATTTCGTTAAAAGAAAATTATTTAATGAATCGTCATTAAAAATTCGGAAAAATCGTAAATATTTATTTGATATAGGTTCTGGAAGAGGAGGAGATTTAAATAAATGGTTGGAATCTGGATATACAGATATTTTAGCTATTGACCCATCTGGACGTGAAATTTATGGAAAAAATTATTCAGAAGGTTTTTCAGGTTTAGTTGAAAGAATTGAACAAAAAGGTTTTATTAAAATGGATGATGGTTCATATATAGGTAATTATGAAAATAATGAAATAAATATTACCCCTGTATGGGGAGATGCTACAAAAAATATAAAAACTGGTTCTGCCGGTTATAATAATTTTGAAAAATCTAAATTGTTAAATTTTCAATCAAATGCAAAAAGTGAAAAATGGCAAGGTTTTGATACAATAAGCATAATGTTTGTTATTCATTATATGTTTGCTACAGAAAAAAAAGGAAAAAAGATTTTAGATAAAAAAAGGTTTGAAACATTTATGACAAATGTTATTAATACAATTAATCCAAAAAAAGGACTATTCATAGGTACATATTTAAATGGTAATCACATAATGAAACAAAAAAGTGTTGATTCTCCGTGTTTTATTCAACGAGATGAAAATAATAATCCATTTTATGGTATTTTTTTAAAGGATGGAAAAAATAATGTAACAGGAGAAGAAGACAATTATGAAGATTTTTGGAAAAAAAATCCTAAAATGATTGATATTAAGCAATCTATTTGGGGATGGAATAATCCAATTTCAGAAATAATGCTTTTTGAAAAAAATTTAGATATAGTATTACAAAATTTTAATTTTTTTTCAGTTAAAAAAAATAGTAATTTTGAAAAATTTTATAATAGTTATTTAAAAACTACGAATAAGTCTTTAACAATTTCAGAAAAAAATATTGCTTTTTTAAATAATACTTTTATGTATTCAATTTATCCAAGTTTTAAAACACAAAATTTTAAAATTTTAAAAAAAATTAAATAAAAAATTAAATAAATAATTTAAAAATCAGTCCATAATTTAACAAAGTTAAATATATAAATTCACGATATTTATATACAATAATAATAACTAATAACTAATTACAAATATACCAATATGATTTAACATTTTAATATTACTATTAATATAAAAGTAAAGAATGTTAGATGCGGACAAAAATAATATAGAAAATAATATAGAAAAAGAAAAAGAAATCGATTTAGATATCTCTAAAAAAGAAAAAGGAATCGATTTAGATATCTCTAAAAAAAAAAAAATTAGATATTGTAATAATTGTGGTAAATATGGTCATTATTTTAGAGAATGTAAATATCCGATAACTAGTTATGGAATAGTTTGTATACAAATTACACCATTTCCATTAGAAACAAAACAAAAAATGGTTTCTTCGAATATTAAATATTTAGCAGTAAGGCGAAGAAATACTTTAAGTTATGTAGAATTTATACGTGGTAAATATAAATTTAATGATATAGATTTTTTACACACTTTATTTTCAAGAATGACTATTAATGAAAGAAAATTAATAGAGAATAATTCATTTTTAAATTTATGGGAAAGTTTATGGATTAATGATAATTTTAGAAAAGTTTCAAAATTCGAATATAACAAAGCATTTAAGAAATTTGATGATTTACAAAAAGGAGTTATGATGAATTATACTTTTATAACAATTCAAAAACTTTTAGAACAAACTATTTCAAATTATTTAGAAACAGAATGGGATTTTCCAAAAGGTCGCAGAAATAGTTATGAATTTGATATAGAATGTGCGGAAAGAGAATTTAATGAAGAAACTAATTTAAATACGAATGATTATGAAATATGTAAATCAATTCCACCATTTATTCAACAACATATTGGTTCAAATAACATATCATATCAAACTGTATATTACATAGCCTTGTCAACATCAAATAAAAAATTAATAATTGATAAAAATAATAAGCATCAATATGGGGAAATATCAAAAATAGGTTGGTATTCCTTTCAAGTTTTAATGGATGAATTACTTCGTGACTATTCTTGTCAAAAAAAATTTTGTTTAAAAAATATACATGAAACTATAATAAAAAATTTTAATGAACACTTATATTAATTTATATCATAAAATTATATCATAAAATTATATCATAAAATTATATCATAAAATTATATCATAAAATTATATCATAAAATTATATTTAATATATTAAATATAATTTTATTATATTTAATATAACTTATAAAATTGATTTTATTTAATTATATTTAAAAATAAAAAATGGAAGATTCTAAAAACCCTTATCGTATATATAAAAATTCGATTATAGAAGAATTTGTCCAATTATCACCGCAATATTTAGATAATCATTACGAATATATTTTAAATGGTTTGAAAAAAAAAGAAAACAAATGTAATAAGTTTGGATATATTCATAAGATATTGAAAATTATTAATATTAATGAAGGCATTATTTATGAAAGTGATTTTTCAGGAGATGTTATTTTTAAAGTACAATATGAAGCTCTTATATGTTCTCCCAAAATCAATGATATTATAGAGTGTTCAGTATTACAATTATCTACATTTCAAAATGATATTATAGCTCAACAAGGACCTTTATTTATTGTAGTTATTTTTGATAAAATAAAAGATAAAGCTTGTTTAAAAGAAGGTGATAAAATTTTAGTAAAAGTTGTGGCTACTAGAACTGTATATAATATGCCTATTTTAAAAGTAGTATCATCATTCGTTAAAAAATTTATTCAACATAATAATAACGAATCGGTATTTGTTGATGATTTTGATTTTATTCAACAAGAATAGCATCAAAAGTTAATGATTTAAACTGTCTACTTTTAGTATACATTTCACTTTAATTTATGGACTGAAATTTACTTAAATTTTATCGCTAAATTTAATCGCTAAAATAAAAGTTTGGAATAAGTGAATTATTTAGAGATTTGTCTCTAAATTTTAGATGTTTGTTTATTTCATTTATAACAGAAATAAAATTAGTATCAAAATCTATATCTTTATGAAATTGATTTAAAATATTAAATTTACATTTACTAATATACATTGCATCAGAACAATCTACAACATTATTGTTGATATTATTAAATACAATCATAGCAGTTTGTTTCATAATCGGAAAATTTTTATTACATAAAATCATTTTCGCTTTATTTATAAATTCCTTATTTTTTATACCTAATTTAATTAATACTTTTTCTAATAAATTTGAATTAGAAAGTGATTCCATTAAAATTCTATATTCAGGTAGTACTTTAATTATACCTTCCATCGGTGTTGTATATAATATTTTATGAAATGGAGTAAAATATTGTTCTATATTTGATTCACTTGAATTTGAATATTCAACATTAAATAAATTCATATCATAATTTGGACAATTGTTATAAAATTTTATAATATCTTGTAATAAAGGAGAATGATCGTATCCATATGTCCATTTATTCATTAAAGGATTATTTACATCATTATATGAATAAAATACCCACATTAATCCATTTAAATATTTTTTTATACAATGAGTTAATTCATCATTTGTATTGATTTTTAATTTTTTTTTATAATATATATTTTTTGTTCTTTCAAATTTTCTTCCATAATATATTTCATCCGAAAAATAATAAAAAGGTAAATTTTTTTTTGAAATATTTTTTAAACTATCTATATAACCTAATTTAGAATAAATATTTTCATTTTTATTTAGTCGATTTGTCCAATTAAAATATTGTGAGTCTTTCATATCTATAAAAGATTTTTTTATAATATCATATTTATCAGATTTATCAGATTTATTATAGTTATTTCTTTGTTGATTATTATTATATTTATTTCTCAAAACTAAAGTTTTTATACGAGGCATTTTACGATAAAAAATATAATACTGTTTAAAAAATTTTAAAATTATTGATAAATTACTTGTATCTTTTTTGATTTCGTTGTCTAAATTTACGTTTTCATTATATGAATTTATATCCATTCTATGAACAATTTTAATTATTAATTCATTGTATAAAATTTCTATATATTTTGAATGAGTATTATTTAAAATTAACAAATTATTATTTATATCGATTTCATTTAAATTTCTTTCAAAAATATTTTTTATTAATTTATAACAAGTAATCGATTTATTAAAAATTATCATCCAATATTCATTATATTTAGATAATCTTTGCTGTACTCCATGATTATCCCACTTCTTAAAATTATCGAATGTATCATATAAAAAACATTCAGCAATAGCATTATCTTCATATATTGATAATATTCTTATAAAATCTTTAAATATAGTATTATCGATTGTTAAATTTTTTGTATTTGTAATAAAATTATCACCTTTTATTGCATTTGTATAACAATTTAGAATATAATCAAAATGCATTGATGTATTATATGATTTTAATCTTGGAATAAAATCATCACCAAATAAACTAAAAATAAATACTATATCATCAATATATCTTTGTAAATATTCTAAATTTAATTCAATTGTTGATATATTCTGTAAATTATTAAACAATAATGCTTTTAATTTTTTTATATTTGTTACCCAATATTTAAAATTTTTTTTCCTATCAGCATAACGAAATAATTTTATATTACTAATATAATCAAATGGAATTAATGCTGATAATAATATTACATCAGCATCTGGACTAAATATTGATATAATATCGTCTTTATCTAAAATTTTATTTTTAATATTATACCGTATATAGTTTAAAATCTTAATTTCTCCCTCACCAATTTCTCTAAAATCTGATAATATGATTTTAGAATATAATTCCTTATTTTTAAAATTTTTTAAAACAATTTCCTTTAAAAATTGTTCATTTTTTAATAATGAACTCAATTTTCCCATAAATTCAGTTCCAGGTTGAATATGATATTTAACCCAACTAAATTTAGTTATTTCATAAGCATATTTATTATATTCGCTTTTTTCATCATTTATATTTAATTCATGCTTATGATTTTCTAAAATATTTTTATTCATATTTGATACAAATTGACTTGAATATGACCTCGAAATTTGTTCTACCAGTTTTCCTTTTGATGGTACTCCATCAATTGATATATAAATAACTTTTATTATTTCTTCATTTACAAATGTATCAAATAATAAAGTATTTATACCCATTCCGATTTTATAAATTATTAAATCTGTTAATAATTCCTCTTCATTATATAGTGTCGTATTTATTTCATATCGAGAAGTATAGATTCCTAACTCTTCTTTTAAAATATCGTTTTTTATCTTATTATAGATTTTAAAATTCGTTTCAGAAAAATTTTGTACTCGACAATTTTTTAGTATATATAAATACTTTTTATTTAATTGTTCCAATATTTTTGCACTTATATCATGAATTATTGCATTAAAATCTAAAAATAATCCTGATATTTTTTGGTTTTTATGTATAGAGTTTTTACGTTCATTTACACATTTAGATAAAATTTTATTATTTCTTATCGTAGAAAAAAATGTTTGGATTCCCATTTATATTCTTTACTGTATAATTTAATATATTTATTGATACGTTTCTAATAAATCAATTTTAATTATTAGATTAAAATAAATAATTAATTCATGAAATATTATCTATATAGTATTTATATAATAGTATGAATATTAAATCAGTATTACTTTTTTTGATTTTTACAGTTGTTATTCACATTGGTTTAATTAAGATAAATGAAATCATATTAGAAAATAATCAAATGAAACAAAATAATAAACCTCAAAATAAAAAAAATTTTATTAAAAATATTACGAATAAGAAACAAAAGACTAAAATACCAATCGATAATAAAGAACCAGAAGAAGAAGAAGAAGAGCAAGAAGATATTGATAAAATAATAAATAATGACAAAGAAGAAATTTCCGGTATTTCTAATAATAAAATTTTCCCAGAAGATATTGATATAATTAACGATGAAGATTTAAGAAGTGATTTATTAGATTTTATTAGTAAATCTAAAAAAAATTCATCTATTATTACTTCTTCTGATGTAAAAGTATCAGCATCTAATGATAACACTAAAATTCCAGGATATTTAAATTTTGGAGATGAAATTGAAAGAGAACTTAAAACAAGTGAATATAATTTAAAAACAGTTGGTAATGATAATATTACTCTTAAAAATTCCTATAATAATGAAGTACAAGAAAGCACTGCAAATCAAGAATTTAAAATGAATCAAAATACTAGTTGGCAATATAAAAATGAATCTATTATGAATGGAGGTATTGATGATGGAATTGGTGGATTTGATCCAAAATCAATTTGTAATTTTGCTGCTATTACGTTATAAAAAATTTAAAAAATAATGAAAAATAATAAAAATTAAAATTTATTTTATATTTTAATTTTAAATTACTTAAATTACAATGAAAATTTTAAAAAAATTCAGAAAAAATTTAAAAAAGATTTTTTATTGTTTTGATTTCGATGATAATGAAGAATCATCTGTTATTTTGACATCAATTGATACAAATAATATTATATCTTTTAAAAAAAAAAGATATAGTGTTTCTACCAATGAAATTCAATATAGTCCAATATATACTATTGGATATGATAGTAATGATAGTGATTATCAAAGTGACGCTGATAACGATTTTGATAACGATTTTGATAACGATTTTAATAATTTTTAAGACAAAGATATATTTTAATATAGTTCTTGATAACTATAATTGTAATCAAGTTATATTCACTTTATTTAAAATTTATCATTAATAAGACTACTTATCATTAATAAATGGTCTTATTAATCGTATCCAGATGTTTTTGTATCGAATATTTATATTTTATCACATAGCGAATATATTTTATATTATTTCTTTGTTTCATTCGCTTCAGTCGATTGTTTCCTTGATTTACGAACTAAAATATTCCAACCAATTGAAGAATTATCATTTGTAACTAATGAAACATTATTTTTTAATATATTTTGTTGATTCGTATCTGTTATATTTTTTTCCGAATCGTCACTATTCATATCACGATTCATATCACGATTTACATCACGATTCACATCACGATTTATAGAATTTTTAATTCTTATTTGATTTAAATCACTTAAATCATTATATTCTGAAAACTCATTACGATTGGTTCTAAATTCATTAAAACTATCAGATAATAATTGTCCATAATAAGGACCAGTGACATTTATTGCTTGTTTTTTGTTATTATTTTGTAATATCGTTAAAGAAAATTCTACATATTCCCCCAAAGATAAAGTTCTATATGTAGTCTTTTGTGGTTTCACTGATGAATGATGAACAAATACATCATAAGATATTCCGAATTTATCAATATATGTAATAAAACCATATCCTAACTTATTACTAAACCATTTTACTATTCCAATAAATCTATCTGACTTTTCTTCTTCTTTTATTGTATTTAATAAATTATTATTTGAATTGCTCATATTTGTATTATATAACTTAAATATTCTTATTTAAAAATCAAATTTTTTTCATTATTTAGAAAAACTTCTTATTTGTTTGAATAAGAATTAAATTATATACAGTGATTATATTATATAATAATGTCAATTAAAGATACTAATAATGTATTTAAAAATTTATTTTTTTCGCAAAAAAAAAACAATAATTTTTCACAAAATACTAAACAACTTCAATCTATTCCTGAAATAGATTTAGATTTTTTTAAAAAAAATAAGTTGTTTATTAATAATATTAATAATGATATTAATTATGATGTATTAGAAGATTCTAATAATAATGATGTATTAGAAGATACTAATGATAAATTTTCATTTCAAATGAAACAACAGTTAGCTACTAATATTTTAAATAATAATGATAATAATAATGTATTAGAAGATACTAATGATAAATTTTCATTTCAAATGAAACAACAGTTATCTACTAATATTTTAAATAATAATGATAATGATAATAATATATTAGAAGATACGAATGTATTAGAAGATGCTAATGAATTAGAAGATACTAATGATAAATTTTCATTTCAAATGAAACAACAGTTAGCTACTAATATTTTAAATTTAGAAAGATTTGAAATGATTCAAATCTTTTATATTATAAAAAATCGGAAGGAAAAATTTACAAAAAATCAAAATGGAATTCTTTTCGATTTGCTAAAATTTAAAAATAGTACAATTAAAAATTTAGACAATTTTATTCATATGACATCAAAATATCGTAAATGCAAAATAAATGAGTCCTAAATCTAAATTTATTTATTATTTATAATTTATTTAATCAGAATCAGATTCAGATTCTTCTGATTCACTGACTTGTGCCATAGTTCTAACAGGTCTTCCTCCTCGTCGCCCTCGTCGTCGTGATTTACTTACTGATTTTTTACTATCAATTTCATCGTCAGTTTTTTCATCACTTGATTTTTTAGAAGCTCTACGCTTTAGTCTCTTCTTAGAAGATTTTTTTACAACTTTTTGATTTTCATCTTCAGAATCATCATCACTGCCAACATCTAATTCCATTTCAGTAGTTTCCTCTTCTTCAGCTTCTTCAGCTTCTTCTCCATCTTCTTCAGCTTCTTCTCCATCTTCTTCAGCTTCTTCAGCTTCTTCAGATTCTCCTGTAACTTCTTCTGCTTCTTCAGATTCTCCTGTAACTTCTTCTTTTTTTGACATCTTTGTAGAACTTTTTGATTCATTATCATCAGTTTTCATATTCAATTTATCAATCCATTCCTGAATATCATTTTTAGAAAGTTGTTCTATTTGAAGTTTAGTATTATCTGTAAATTCCATGTTAAATCCATTTGAAGCCCAAGACTTACATATAGCAGTTCTAAAATCTTTGATAATAGAATCTTTATTTCTAACACGTTTGTATAAATCCATATTTTCATCATAAAATTTTTGAACATTTTCTTTCAAAAACATTTCCATAGCATGATAAATTTCCTTATCGTCATCACTTAATACTTCATCCCAATCACAAGTAGCAATACTTGAAAAGAAACCAATTAAAGAACGATTTTGGATTGGCTTTTTAGCATTACGACATTCTTTAATTTTTTGAATATTAGTAAGAATCTTATCCGGTGCTTTACTATCTTTCTTCGCAGCTTTTTGAAGAGCTTTATCATAAGCACCTTGAATAGAAGTTGGATCTGTGGATTCAACTAATGCTCTTTGTGCTTTCTTAAACATTATACTTTTATGAAATGATTGTGAAAATGCTTTAGCAGCAACTTTCTTCATAACTTCTTGGCGAATTGAAGTAACAACCGTATTATCTGAAACTTTTTGTCCAGATACGGATTGTACATTATCTTTTGTTGTCTGTAATGATAAATTTTCCATTACAGTAGTAAGTTTTGTTATAGCAGACATAAATTCTTCAAATTGTGTTTGATTCATTTGTGTAGACATATTTATCAATATCAATATATTATTTTATTATTTTATTATTTTAAATTTAATTAAATATAACTAAATTCAATTTTATATTTCGTTTTTATATTTCGTTTTTATATTTAATTTGTTGATTAATTCATTATCGATTAGTTTACATAATAATACAACCACAACCAATGTCTTTAATTTTTGAAGAGGATTCATTATTTTCCGAAGTGATTTTTCCCCTTTTCGAAAGTTTTCGTGAAAATAAATTATCTTTTGTATTTAGTTTGACAATATTTTTTTCCATATTGTTAATTTCAGTAAGTAATTTTAATTCTTTATTTTCCGAAGTAATATTTTTCCTTTTTGAAGAAAGTTTTCGTGAAAAACTTTTTTTTTTTGTATTTAGTTTGACAATATTTTTTTCCATATCGTTAATTTCAGTAAGTAATTTTAATTCTTTTTGTGTGTTATTCCTTTTTGTTTCCAATTCTGTTAGTTTTTTTTTTTCATTTTCAATATTATTAATTTCAGTAGGTAAATTTAAAATTTTTCTTTTGAATTTTTCTTTTTTGTCTTCATTTATCATATAACAGTCCTGCCAAGTTCCTTGATATATTTGATTTGTTCGCGAAGAACAAAAAATTTTGTCTACTCTTTGTACATTATTTTCTGAACATGCTTCCAATTGTTTTGAATAATTCATAATTTTAAATATATACTATTATAATATATTTACTATAATAAATAATTGATAATATTTTTATTACAATAAATACATTGAATAACATTTAATAATTATCTTAAAATAATTAAAATATATATTTCAATCTATATCAATCTTTAATTGAGAAACATTTTCAGCTAATTGATTCTTTGTTTTTCTACTTTTCCAACAACAATGATTTATATTCGTTGTTTCAAAGTTCTCATGTTGTCGTATTTCTTTTTGAAAACAACAACTAGGACAACAACATTTAAATAAATATATAATACTTCTAACAAATTTTTTACACCAACGAGGACAACAACAACAATAAACATCTACCCATGTATCACAACATTTATCATACGTTTTTACACCAAGTAGTTTATTATATCTTTCCTGTAATTTATTTGTCATAATAACTCCTTCATTCCAATATTCTAATTTTAAATCGTTTCCACGTTTCATTTCTTTTACGTTTCCATATTTATTATAAAAATGATTCGTATCTTGTAGCATTTCACTTATTATCATTTCTTTCGCTGCTACTAAATTATCATATGCTAGTTTTTGCAAATCCATTTTCTGTCGCTGTTTTAATGTTATTGCAAGTTGTTGCATAAATCTTTTTTCATAATTACAATATTCACCACTCTTTATAATATTATCTGCATTCATAGTAGGATATACAGATTTAATTCTTATTTTTTCCCATTTCATAGCTAATTCTTTATTATTTCGGAATGATCCATAAGGATTAGTTTTATCAACACCGATTTCTGATTCTCTTGTATTTTTATCCCTTTTTCCAAAATAAATTTTTAATGCAAAATATGTTTGTGATTCATTCATAAATTCACATAATTCTTTGTATGGTGCTTCTAATCCAATTAATCCTGCTTTTGTTGTTTCCATTTTATCTTGAATTTTTGAAAATTTATAAAAAGATAGACTAATAGCAATCATAAAACCTAATGATAATGTTATTATAGTAAACCAAAAATTAAGATTTTCATTTGGTGTAATATTTGCTCTTAATGATTCCAGAAAAGTAATCACAGATGAACAAAAAATTATTGTAATATTTATAATTAAACTTATAAATTCATAATATTCGTATTTATATCTTATCATTGTCATGTTTTTGAATATTTGTTCTTCAAATATTATCATATTTTTTTCTAATTCTATTTTGAATTGTTCATCGTATTCTACTTCTCTTTTCTCATTTTTTTTTTCATCTTGGGTTTCATCTTGAATTCCATCTTGGTTTTCATCTTGAGTTCCATCTTGGTTTTCATCTTGGATTTCATCTTGGTTTTCATCTTGGTTTTCATCTTGGTTTTCATCTTGGTTTTCATCTTGGATTTCATCTTGGTTAACTAATTCATCACCATCCATAATTATGGATTCTATATCTGGTTTAGGCATATTATTAATAAATATTAGTTGTAATCTCTAATTAATAAATAATATTAATATAAATTTATGTTAATATTAAAAATAACAAATAAATTAGTATTGTAAATCAGTAAAAATATAAAAATTTTACTTAAAGATTTAAAATAATAATAAATATAAAATGGTGAAAATTATTGATATTCATACTCATATGTATTATCCAAAATATATGAATTTATTAAGAAAACGAATAAATATTCCCAAAATTATAAAAACACATAATAATGAAGAAAGATTAGTTATATTACCAAATGAAAATAATAGTGGCAGACCAATTGGTAGAGAATATTGGGATATTAATGAAAAAATTAAATTTATGAATAATCATAATATAGATATATCTATTATTAGTCTTGCTAATCCATGGTTAGATTTTTTAAAAGATAAGGATAATCCAGAGGAATTTGCAAATATATTAAATAATGATTTACATAATATGTGTTTAGATAAAGATAATCGATTATTTGGATATGGCGTATTACCCATGAATGATATTAATTTAGGTAAAAATGAAATAAAAAATATATCAAAATTACAAAAATTAAAAGGAATAATTTTAAGCACATCTGGATATGGTAAAGGTTTAGATGATCCAAATATGGATATAATTTATGAAGAAATAGAAAAAAATGATTTAGTTTTATTTATTCATCCACATTATGGAATTAAAGGAGAAAATTTATCTAAATATGGACATAGTTTAGAATTATCATTGGGATTTCCTTTTGAAACATCGATTGCTATTTCAAAATTAATATTATCTGGCGTAATGGATAGATTTCCTAAATTAAAAGTATTGGTATCACATTCAGGAGGTACTTTGCCATATTTAGTAGGAAGATTGGATAGTTGTGTTAAATATGAAAAAAATTTAGTCAAATCTTTAAAAAAATTACCAAGTGATTATTTAAAAGATTTATATTATGATGCTATTATTTACAATACCGATTGTCTTGAATTATTGAAAAATTTAGTTGGAGTTGATAAAATTATGTATGGTTCTGATCATCCATTTTTTCCACCAATTACTAATAAAATTTGGGATTCAGTAATAAAAATACAAAATATTATACCAGATGAATTGAAACATAAAATTTATTATAAAAATGCTGAAAGTTTATTTAATATCTAATATTTAATATTAAAGATTAAAGACTATTTAATAATAAAATGGAACATAAAGTTACTATTTTACAATCAAGACCAATATCATATCTTCTTAATAAATTAAGAAATAAAAATACTAACCATAAAGATTTTGTAATATATGGAGATCGTTTAATGAAAATATTAGCGGAAGAAGTTTTTTGTAGATTGCCGAATATTAAAATTGGATTAATTGAAACACCTTGTGGAAAATGTAATGGATTAATTAATTATACACAAGATGATATATCTGTTGTATCTATTATTCGTGCTGGCGATTCATTATTAGAAGCATTTAGAAGTATTCAATCTGATGTAAAAGTAGGTAAAATTTTGATACAAAGAGATGAAAAATCTAAAAATAAAGATGCTGTATTATATTATAAAAAATTACCTAAAAATATCAGTAATGATATAGTTATATTAGTAGATCCAATGATAGCTTCTGGAGGCAGTGCTTTGAAAGCAATATCTGTTCTTTTAGATAATGGTATTGTTGAAAAACAAATAATATTTGCAAATATTATATCATGTCCTATTGGATTAAAAAATATATTAGAAAAATATCCAAATATTTCGATAATTACTACTACAGTTGATAAACAATTGGATAATAATAAATATATTATACCCGGATTAGGCGATTTTGGTGATAGATATTATGGAACTTAACCAGACAAACTAATATTATGATTCATAATAATATTCTTAAAAATATTTGTAATTGTAAGAATATTAGTATTAAGTTTCAATACTATAAATTTCGTGTAATATAATTATTTATAATAATATTATTTAATTTCTAAATTTTTATTGGATTAATTTAATAAAATTTGTTTAATTTCATTAAATTTTATATTAAAATTTATTTTATTATTTTTAATATCGTTATTATTTATATCTTGTAATAAATTTAAGATATTATATCTTTTATTTAAAAAATCATTTTTGTTTTTATCTTTTAGATATTTATAATAATAATAACCAGATAAACTACCTTTTCCTTTTGTAATTGATCTAGAAAATTTATGAATTAATGTCATAATATATTTTGTATTATTTTTTTCAGGATTAAATTTTTTTAAATAGTTTTTAATTATATATATTTCAGTGGCACAATCATAACAATTATCAATACCTATAGTTAAAATATCATGTTCGTAAAATTGACATCGTGTTATTGTATTAAAATAACACATTTGTTCTTCATAAATTTTACAATTCCATTTTTTTTTTTTTAATGGATCACTAACAATTAATCTTGTTTCTGTACTACTTTGAGGACTCCATGGTTGAATTATTATTTTACCATCTAAATACAAATAGTCTTTATCTTCCCAAGGTAATCTAAATTTAAGAATACTATAGCGAGGTTTCATAATTTCAACCCAAGTTTGTTGAATTATCATATCATTTTTAACTTCTTTTTCCGTCGGTTTATAATTTTTTTTTTGATTATTTGAAATACGAATATCACATATAAATAAAAAGTCTTTTCCAATAAATTCATTCGCCATTTCATTTGTGAAAAATTCTCTTCTAATTTGAATGTTGTCAGTTTCAAATATATTAAATTTCATTGGATCTATCAAAATAAATTTAAGAGTTGGAAATAATTGTGATAATATTGGCGTATGAATTGCCGGAGCAGCTCCAACGTATAATACCAAATCATTTATTTTTGAATATTGTGTTAAAAATTCGATTTCAGTCATTAATAATTTCCTTTGTCCCCAATGCATTGTTGTTCTTAATTCATTTTCTTGACGAGGTTTGTATAATTCTCTTGGAGAATCATCTTTTAGATATCGTGAAAAAAATTTTGATTGATATTCTGTGATTTTTTTTTTGTGAAAGAATTGCAAGTTATGTATTCCAATATTACTCATTATATGAGTATTTATTATAATTCTTATAATATTATATAAAAAGTCTATTTTAAAAATTATTTATTTGAACTTATATTCTTATAAATCAAAATAAAATATACTAACAAAAATATGTAAAATTTTAATTAATGATATTTAATTATCGGTTGGAATTCCATGTGTTTCAAAATATTTTTTTGTATCATTAAATCCCATTAAAAATATATATTCTCGATTTTCAAATGAAGGTGGTCTGTATAAATATAGAGGATTTATAAATTTAGAAGGATATATATCAGCATTAAATAGACCAGTTATACAATTTATTTTAATAGTATTTTCATCATAAATAGGTTGATTATTTGTAAATGCTCCATCTAAATTGTGTTTACTAAATCCAACCATTCCTGGAATACGTGAACTTCGAATTAAATTTGTTTTTAATTCTTCTTTAGAAGAAATATTACTAACAAGATTATTTTCAAAAATAAATTTAGTTATTTCTATACGTGTTGTTGAAATATATAATTTTTTACCAATTTCACAAATTATATCATTACCTATATTACGAAAAGTATCATCAAAAAAATCACAAATTACTTGCTCGCATTTAAAAGGATATTTCCCAATATCATCAAATAAATTATAAATTTTCCGTTTTATTGTATTTAATGATAAATGATATTTTAATTGAATTCCTAATGCCGCCCATGCTCCAGCTGATGTACCTAATGTTATTATATCATCAGTTTTTATATAAGCATTTATATAAGACATACATCCCAAATAATAACACATTCCTAACCACGAACCTCCCGAAAATGATATTGATATAACCATAAAGAAATTGTATGTGATAATATAATTTAACTGTTTATTTTTAATTATTTAATAAAATTTACAAATTTGTAAATTTTATTTATTTACCTCTGTTTTTTTCTCTATTACTGGATATGGTGGATGTGGTGGATATGGTGGATGTGGTGGATGTGGTGGATATGGTGGATGTGGTGGATGTGGTGGATATGGTGGATGTGGTGGATGTGGTGGAAAAGGATGTGGATTTAATCCACCTTTTTGATTATTATTTTTAGATTTTTTTATAATCGGCAAGCCGTTTTTAGTTTTTTTACCAGTATAATAAAAACTCTTTTTTAATTTACCTGCTTTATTCCCAGTTTGATGAATCCCCATATGTTTTCGTATTTTTTTTGAATTTTTTCCACCATTTTGAGAATTTGATTGGATTTTTGTAATCGTTTCTGAAATATTTGATAATTTATTTTGCAAATTAGAACAATTATTTAAAACTTTATTTGATAAGTCAGATAATTCTTTTGATAGATTTTTATCATTTAAAGTTTTTTTTAATTTGTCACATTGTTTTGATATATCTAAATTGATTTTTTTATTTACCATCTTTATAATATTAACAAAGATTTTAGATTTTTTATTTGTAAATTTATTTTTTTATTAAAAATTTATTATTAAATTCTGAAAATATTGGCGATGTATTATATCTTGTATAATATGTATATTGATTTGTATTCTTTTTGTATTGATATTGGATATATATTATTATATGTACAGATATCTGAATCCATTTTGGTATAATACTTACTAATTATTCTAGATCATAATCTTTATAAAATTTACTATGATTCTTTAGATAAATAAGTGTATGAATATCACCAGCAATTGGTGTTGATAGATAATAAAATATAATATTTGATAAATCTGGTATCAAATATTCATTTAATTCTGATAAAATTTCTTGCATTGCATATTATTATATATAAATAATATAAATTTATTTATTAATATATTCTAATAAATTTTTATGAAAATTTTCCCAACATTTATTACACATAAAACCCATTGTAAGATATTTATTATTACTATGTAAAATTTTAGTGTCTTTATTACATTCTAGACATTTAAATAATTTTTGGTTTTTAGCAGTCACTTTAATCGACGAACTGTATAACTGTAATCCATTTTTCAAATAATTATATGGATCATCATATTGATTTTTATTCATTTATTTTTATGATAAAAATAAGAAAAAATCAATTTTATTTAGATTAAAATTTAACTAAATTTAAATTAAATAAAAATTAAATTTAAAATTGAATTCATTTAATAAAGTTAATAAAATAAATAATATATCTAAATAATGAGTGAAAATGATGAAATCTATAACGCTGAAAATGATGATATTTTAGTTGATGAAAATATTATTGAAGACGAAGCTGTGGAAGTAAATGATCAAGTACAAAATAATAACCGTCATAATAACAGAAATCGAAATAGAAATAGAAATCGTCATAACAACAATAACAACCATTATAATCATAATCATAATCATAATGATTATGAATACATGATGACATTTAAAAAATGGTTTCCGCAGATGAATACGATTCCAAAAGCTATTTTTAAGTTAACTCAAATGTGGTTTATTCTTTTCACAGTTGTTACTCTCGTTTCTTGTCCTACTCGCGAGTGGTTACGATATAATTATGAAACATTTTGTTCTGGGGGTGAATATGATGGAACCACATTATCTTCCGGATTTTTAAATTTTGTAACAAATAAATTTTGGTACGGTGATGACCATTCTTGTGATCAATATCGTCGTTGGACAAAAACGGCTGAACGTTTCTGTCCAATTAAAGATGCTGGACTTTCTCGCGAAATCCCCACTATGCTTGCGACTGCTACAATTTTACCTGCATTTGCTTACATTTTAAAACAAATTTTTGGTAATTTGGGTAATGGTAACAATAATTTTGGTAATAATAAGAGAAATTTTAATAATAGAAGAAATTAATTATTATAAAATTGAATTAAATTTTTAAAAAACATATTTAAATTATAAAATCAATATGCAATCAAACTTTCAAAAAATCATTGAATTTCATAAAGCGTTTGGACTAAAACATGAACAAAAGCCACAGACAGATACATTTGACGATAAGAAATTAGTAGATTTACGAGTAAGTCTTATCGAAGAAGAAGTTGGTGAATTAAAAGACGCAATCAAACAAAGAGATTTTACAGAAGTAATTGATGCTCTTGGAGATATTCTATATGTCGTGTATGGAACAGGAAGTTCTTTTGGAATTGATTTAGATAAAGCATTTTCTCTTATTCATGACTCTAATATGACAAAACTCTGTAAAACAGAAGAAGAAGCTATTCAAACGGTTGAATGGTACGAAAAGAATGAAGCTCGGTATGATTCACCTACTTACCGTCTGTCGGATGATAAAAAATATTATGTTGTATATAATAAATCTACTGGCAAGATTTTGAAATCAATCAATTATAATCCTGTTAAATTTGATAGTATATAATTATTATATAATAAGTCCAGAAAACAATATATAAATTATATATATGCTTAATTCACTAGTAAGTCATCGTGAAAATTTTCCCAAAAGTTTTTCAGACTTCAATCACTTCATTATCCATAAAATTTATTCCATTTACATTTTTTATAAATTTCTCCCATATCTTCCGGTTTAGTACCAAGATATAAAAGCCAATATCCAATTGAGTAATGAGCAAATAATTCTTCATCTTTTTTAATATTTCGTCTAGAAAAATAAATAGGAAAATCAGCAGTTTCAATAATTTCTAAATTACATAATTTAGCAGTTTTAGCATATCGTTTCATTTCTTGAATATTTGTATTTTTTAATTTATCATAATCATTAACATATACGCCATAAACATTACCATTTTTATGATTTAGAGCAGAATATCCATTAATAATAATATTTTCTCGTTCTGTATTTCTAACATAAGGGAAAATATTTTTAAGATAATTATCTGTATCATCAGAATAATAATCGTATATTTGTTCTGAATTAATTATTTTACCGTAATAAATAACAACTGGCATATTTTTTTTTATATCTTTTTTCGCAAACAAACCATTTTCACCATTTAATCTAGTACTTTTTTTAACATAAACCAATGGTTTTTGATTTAGTTTAATAATATCAAAAGATTTTTTCATTATTCAACTAATTTTATTTATAATCAATTTTATTTAATACAATTGATTAAAAAATTGTAGAGAATCTATATATAAATGACTCTCGATTATTCTTTATGGAATATAAAAAAAATCTTCATAATATACTTAAATATATTATTCTATGAACAATATAACAGAAAAAATATATTATTATGACAATGAACAAAAAACATAATGCTGGTGATGAAAATCAATCAGATGAAAATCAACCAGATGAAAATCAACCAGATGAAAATCAACAAGAAGTTACGCAAGTACAAAAAAATGAAGGCGAGTTTGAATCACCATTTCTTAAGGAGTTTGATAATTTTTTATCAAAAGATAAAGACAAAATGATTGCTTCTAATACAGTCGAATTATTAATAGCACATATTAAATATAATCTTGAACATTTAAGTCTTAGAGTAAGAATATTAAGATTAAAATATTTAAAGTATAAGTCTTGTTATGATAATAGTAATCTTACTATTATTATAATTTCATCATTGTTAACATTATTTAGTGCAATTTCGAATCAATTTCAAATTGAAGTTTCTAAAAGTATTGTAGCACGACATATTGTCGGTATAATACCAGTCGTATTTGCTGCAATGATTACATTAATTGCAGCTGTAATCAAATTTCAAAAATTGCAAGAAAAAATGGAAACTATTAGTAAATTAAATGAAAAATCTATAATGACAATATCAAAGTTAAAAAAAACATCAGAAGATTTATATTTTTCTAAAAGTGATAGTAAAAAAATTAATGAATTAAAAACAGCATTTTTGAATGAAACATGTGGAGTATGTAATAATTGTATAATGGAAATGGAACAAATTATAAAAGATAAAGACAATATTGAATATATGAAAGAAATAAATATATTTGATACCAAACATAATAAAAATATGAAAAAATTATATGGTATTGAATTCGATAGACAAAAAGATGCTTTACGTTCTGAAATATTCATAAAAGATATAAATGATCAAGAGTTAGATCAAATATCAGAATTTGACACAAAAATAAAGAATCTTCAAAATGGAAAATTAAAACAGGAAAAATTTGATAAAATATATAATAATCAATTAAAAAAAATTAAAGAAGAACAAGATGAACAACAAGATAAACAACAAGATAAACAAGTTGAAAAAGTAAATAACCAATATGATGATTATAAAGAAAATTTTAACAAATTAGAAGATATAAATATAGATATAAAATAAATGATATAATAGTTTATATATTTATTATATTAATATAATTTAATAAATATATATTAAAAATGTCATCGAATTATTTAACTAGAAATCCGATATATAAATTACTTAAAAGTGATGAAGTATCATTACAAAAATTCTACTTATTAAAAGATGATGATAAAAATTTGACATTATCATGGAAAAAATGTTTTTTTTATATAAATTCTTTCGAAGAAGAAGAAAATAATGGATATAACGATTCTTCTCTACAAGAACTAGAAAATAAATTAAATATAGTAGAGAAAAGAATTCAACATCTTTTTACATGGGAATTTAAATGTATGTCAGGAATGAAAATTATGATGACCGAAATAAAATTAGAAAATATAAGGTATACAGGTAAACTTATTTCATTATTAGGACAATATAGAAACTTTTTTCACAATATAAGTAGTGAAAAAAGTCGTGCCGAACGTGAAAGACGAACATTAAATTCAATATTAAAAGTATTGTACAAAAAATCAAAATGTGATATAGAAGTAGAAGGCGAAAATAAAGATGCTATTATACAAGAAAAAAAAGACAAATTATTTCATGAAATACATGAAATCAGAGCAAAAGTAGAACCCAGAGAATTAATAAAAAAAGAGGAGAAGGCGATAGAGAAAAAATTTATATTTCAAGAACCCATAGCAGAACAACCCATAGCAGAACAACAGATTATGTTTCCAGAATCTATAGATGAAATTATACGAGAGAAAAAAGACAATATGTTTCAAGAAATACATGTGAGAATGTGTAGACAAGTTGCACATTCACCTAAAAAAGAAGAAGAAGAAGAAATAATAAAAGAAGAAATAATAAAAGAAAAAATAATAAAAGATGAAATAATAAAAGATGAAATAATAAAAGATGAAATAATAAAAGATGAAATAATAAAAGATGAAATAATAAAAGATGAAATAATAAAAGATGAAATAATAAAAGATGAAATAATAAAAGATG